TTCGCAAAAACAAAAGCGGCTGCTGCTGTGGTGGTGCCGGCAGGGTGACCGAGAGCATGACGCCGTGATCTGCGACGGTGCGGTGCGCAGCGGCAAGACACTTTGTATGGGGCTTTCCTTTCTTTTTTGGGCCATGGCGTGCTTTGACGGACAGGGCTTTGCCCTGTGCGGAAAGACCATACAGTCGGTGCGCCGCAACCTGCTGCGCGAACAGCTGCCCATACTGAGGCAGCTGGGCTTTGAGTGCCGGGAGCAGATATCCCGCAACCAGGTGACGGTGCGTCTGGGCGGACGGGAAAACATCTTTTACCTGTTTGGAGGAAAGGACGAGGGCAGCGCCGATCTCATTCAGGGACTGACGCTGGCGGGGGTGCTGCTGGACGAGGTGGTGCTCATGCCCCGCTCTTTCGTGGAACAGGCATGCGCCCGGTGCTCGGTGGAAGGGGCGAAGCTGTGGTTCTCCTGCAATCCGGAGGGGCCGGAGCACTGGTTTTACCGGGAATGGATCTGCCGCAAGCGGGATCGCAACGCCCTGTATCTCCACTTCACCATGGAGGACAACCCCTCCCTCTCTCCACAGGTACGCGCGCGGTACGAAAAGATGTTCCGGGGGACCTTTTACCGCAGGTTCGTGCAGGGGCAATGGGTGGCCGCCCAGGGGCTGGTGTACGACTTTTTCCGGCGGGAGGACTGCCCCCCGCCCCCGGATGGGGAGATGGAACGGTGGTGCGTGTCCTGTGACTACGGGACGGTCAACCCGGCTTCCTTTGGACTGTGGGGGCTGCGGGAGGGGGTGTGGTACCGGGTGGCAGAATATTACTACAACTCGCGCGCAGAGGGCCGGCAGAAGACGGACCGGGAATACGCCCGGGACCTGGAGCTGCTGGTTGGTGGCCGGGAGGTCCGGCAGGTGGTGGTGGATCCGTCGGCGGCCAGCTTTATTGAGGTGCTTCGAAGGGACGGCTGGAACGTGGTCAGGGCAAAAAATGATGTGCTTTCCGGCATCCGGATCACGGCCCAGCTGCTGCAATGTGGGCGGCTGGTCATATGTGATACCTGCGGCGATGCCATACGGGAGTTCGGACTGTACCGCTGGGAGGAGGACACGGCCCAGGACCGCGTAAGAAAGCAGGACGACCATGCCATGGACGATATCCGGTATTTCGCAGCCACCATCGCTGCCCCGGGCTCCCACGGGACACCCATGTTTGCCGGAAGCGTGTGCCGGCCAAGCAGAATGTAAAAAGGAGCGACACGGATGAAGATTTTCCAAAAGAAACAGCCCCAGGTACAGGGGGCTGCGGTCCAGATGCGAAACATCGGACGGCATCCCTTTGGGGCGCTGGAGCGGTATGTACCCTTACAGGAGGGGGAAAGCCAGCTGTACCGGGCCATTCGGGAGGCCGTGCCCATTGTGGACGCGGCCGTTCTGAAGCTGATCCGCCTGTGCGGAGGTGTGAGCGCAGTGTGCGAGGAGAAGCGCGCGCAGGCAGAGTTGGATCACTTTTTAAAGACCGTGCCTACAGGCCGGGGGCAGAGAGGTATCCAGTCTTTTCTGGATGGGTATCTGGACTGTATGCTCACCTGCGGCCGGGCAGTGGGTGAAATCGTCCCGGACTGGGCGGGGCGGGATGTGGCGGCCCTGCTGTGGTGCGACCCGGCATCGGTGGAGATACAGGAGGGCGAGACTCCCATGGATTTTGTGCTGTGCCAGCGCACAGCGGGCCAGCCAGAGCCCCTGCCCTGTCAGGAGCTGCTGCTCTTTACCCCTTTTCAGCCGGAGGCGGGCAATCCCTATGGCGTGTCCCTGCTGCGGTCCATGCCCTTTATGGCCGAGATTTTGCTGAAGATCTATCAGGCCATTGGGCTGAACTGGGAGCGTGTGGGCAATGTGCGCTTTGCCGTGGTGTGCAAAAACGGCGAAGGGGATGAGCTGTACGCCAAGGACCGCTGCGAGCAGGTGGCCCGGGAGTGGAGCCGGGCCATGCAGGCGGGCAGCCAGGGCAGCGTGCGGGACTTTGTGGCCATGGGTGATGTGGACATTCGGGTCATTGGCGCGGACAACCAGGTACTGGACAGCGAAGTGCCGGTACGGCAGATCCTGGAGCAGCTTATTGCCCGGACGGGCATCCCGCCCTTTATGCTGGGCCTGTCCTGGTCGTCCACGGAGCGCATGAGCAGCCAGCAGGCCGACCTGATGACCAGCGAGATCACGGCTATTCGCCGCAGTCTGGAGCCGGTGGTGGAGCGTATCTGCGAGACCTTTCTGCGGCTGAGGGGCTGGGGCGGCAGTGTACAAGTGGAATGGGCCGACATCAACCTGCAGGATCAGGTAGAGGAAGCAAGGGCCGAGCTGTACCGCCGACAGGCGGACAATCTGAAAGTGGAGGCAGAAGAATGAACGTGAACAAGCAGGCACACTGCGGTGGGACCGCCGCGGTGGACGAGCAGGCGTTGGAGCAGATCAACCGCTTCAGCCGCAAACAGCTGGCGGCTGATGAGGTGTACACCTTTGCTGTGCGGCTGTGTGACAACGAGGTGGACCGGGACGGCGAACGCTTTGAGGGTGAAACACTGGATGGGCTTGCCCAGTTGTTTGTGGGCAAGACGGGGATTTTTGACCACGAGTGGTCGGCAAACGGTCAGACCGCCCGCATTTACCAAACGGAAGTGGTAGAGGAACCCGGCACAGTGACCGCGGTCGGGGATGGCTACCGCTACATAAAAGCTTATGCCTATGTGCTGCGCACGCCGGGCAATCAGGAACTCATCGCCCAGCTGGACGGCGGCATTTTGCGCGAGGTGAGCGTGGGCTGCGCGGTGGGACGCTCGGTGTGCTCCATCTGCGGTAAACAGGCGGGCAGCTGCGCACACAAGAAGGGTGAGCGCTATGACGGCAAGCTGTGCTACACCAAGCTGGAGGGGGCGGTGGATGCCTTTGAGTGGTCCTTTGTGGCGGTCCCCGCGCAGCCCAAGGCGGGAGTGCTCAAATCCAAGCGTGCCGCAGGTGAAATGACTCTGAAGCAGCTGGTGCAGCGGCAGCCTGACTGCCGGCAGGAGCTGGAGGAACTGGAGCGGGACGCTTTGATGGGCAGACGGTATATGGCTGCCCTGCGCCGGGAGGTGGTGCGCCTGTGCGGTCTGAGTCAGGAGGATGTGGACCATACAGTGATGGAGCGCATCGTCGAAAAACTGGAGGAACCGGAACTGCTGGAGCTTAAGCGTGTCTATACCCAACAGGCAGCGCAGCGTTTTCCCGTGATGACCCAGCTGGATCATCACAGGCAGATGGCTGACATGCCCGGAACGGATGGCGCGTTTTTGATCTGAGCAGAGCCGAACTCATATTAAAAGCAGGAGGAAAAACAGATGAACAAAATCTCGTTCGAGAACGTAGGCAGCCTGATGGCGACCTTCTTTGCACAGGAAGGCGTGAAGGACGGTCAGGCAGTCAAAATGACGGCCAACTCCACCGTTGGCCCCTGTGAGGCGGGCGATGCCTTTTGCGGCGTGGCCGGTATGCCCCGCAACGGCGCTGTGGGCGTGCAGGTGGGCGGCTTTATAAAGGTGCCCGCCACCATGCCGCTGAGTGTGGGTAAGATCGGTTTGGTTGCTGACGGCAACGGCGGCGTGATGGCCAGTGAGAACGGCATCACCGCGCTGGTGGTCGATGTGGACACGGTGGCCAACACCGCTGTGATCTGTCTGTAAGGAGGAAAGGGAATATGGCATATCAGTTTGATAATCTGAAGCTGGAAAAGGGCATGTACCATGAGGCGGGCAAGAGCTTTACTCAGGTGCTGGAGAGCATGGATCCCGACCAGCAGTACAAGGGCACCGCACTGGAGGGTCTGGACGCCTTTCAGCGTCAGCTCAAGCGCTTTGACATCAAGGTGAAGGGCGCGGGCAGCGACGTGGTGGAGAAGTTCTTCCGCACCGCCGACTCCGCGGTGCTGTTCCCCGAGTACATCGCCCGCTCTGTGCGTCAGGGCATGGAGGAGCAGAATCTGCTGCCCAACATCACCGCCGCTGTCACCCGCTTTGACGGTATGGACTACCGCTCCATCACCACCGATGCTGGTGGCGAAGACAAGCAGCTGCGCCGGGTGGAGGAGGGCACTGCCATCCCCAGCACCACGGTGAAGGTTCAGGACAATCTGGTCAAGCTCCACAAGCGCGGCCGCGTGCTGGTGGCCTCCTA